GTGCAGTTGTGTTCAAGCCCATCAATGATCGCGGCATACCGATGCAGCTTACTGATGCACAGCGCAAGCAGCTTTCAGAAGATGTGGATAACCGCTTTTCTGGCCCAAACAATGCTGGCCGACCGTTATTGCTTGAGGGTGATTTTGATTGGAAAGAAATGGGCCTGTCACCAAAAGACATGGACTTCCTGCAACAGAAGCACCTAGCGGCTAAAGATATTGCTCTTTGCTTTGGTGTGCCATCCCAACTTGTTGGCGTCCCAGATGCACAGACCTACGCCAATGTGCAAGAGGCACGGCTTGCGCTGTATGAGGAGACCATCATACCGCTGGCTATGCGCGTTTGTTCTGATTTCAATGAATGGCTGGCACCGGCATTTGGCGAAGATATTAGGATTGCTTATGACTTTGAGCAAATCCCAGCTATGACAGAACGCCGCCGCCGCATCTATGAGAATGTCACCAGCGCGGTGCGAGAAGGCATCATCTCTCGCAATGAGGCAAGGGAGCGTTTGGGCCTTGAGCCAATTACAGGCGGCGATGATGTGTTCATTGCCGCAAACCTGTTCCCGCTTGGCAGCGCAGAGGTAGCACCGGCAGAAGGAGCAGATGCGGAAGAAGATGCAAAGTTTGCCTACGGCTCATTAGAAAAAGCAGAAGTCCGCGAGGACGTTTACACAACTGAGTCAGAAGCAGCAGCAAGGGCAGAGGCCATAGGATGCACTGGCACTCATTCACATGAGGGCGATGACGGTACAGTATTCATGCCTTGTGCATCTCACGCTGATTATGAGCGTCTGGTAGGCAAGCCCCTTAAACAAGACCCCAGATA